TAATCGGGTTGCCTCTTTTTGGTTCTCATTTTTTATATCTCCATTTATAACCCTTATGCAAATTTCCTTCCCTTTACATACCTTACAAATTGCCGTTGCCGAAAAATTGCCTTTTCGGGCGGCTTCCTGTATGCTAACAAACACATTTACAACAATACCGTTTTTTATTTGCTCAACCGCTTTTTCGTGGTGCGGGTTCGCTTTTTTTCCAATCCATTTAGATTTTGTTATTGGGTTATTCTGATTTTCTTTAACCGTAACCCAACGCAAATTATCTGCATGGTTATTGGCTCGGTTGCCGTCGATATGGTCGATACATGGTTTGTTGTCCGGGTTCGGAATGAAAGCCGCCGCAACTAATCTATGAACACGGAACATTTTCCCGGTTCCATTTTTCCATAAATTAATTATTTTATATCCTTTCAAATATCCGCCTTTCATTAGAAACGCATCCTTTTTTAAGGAACGAACATTGCCATAATTAGAAATTTGATAATGTCCTTTGTAACCCTCAATATCTTTCCAAATTTGCATACTCATTTTTCATTAATTCAATCATTATCATATTGCCGGAATATATACGCATTTTCGTTTTATCCCCATTCTCCCAACATGAATGATGTTCAAAACATAGTATATTTATATTTCTTGCATCATGCGCCATTTCGGGAAACGCTCCACGGGTCAATATATGCGAACAATAAACGGCGGAATAATTCCGTAACGGCTTTAAACATTCCTCGCATCGGTGTGGCTTATGCTCCCAAACCCAACGAAAAAAGCGTTCATTTGCCGCCATGATATTTGCACCACGCCCGAAAACACAATGTCCGAACAATTCCCGTTGTATCTCAACCCTCAAACGAATATCCATTTTAAAGTTACGAATATCAATCAGGGGATTATACCCCCGATTGATACAATATTGGTATTCGTCCCGGTCTGTTAGCAAATACGGTTCCATTGCCTTACATATCCCCGGTTTCGTCGTTTTCCTCGTTTTCGTCCGCCGGGTCGTCAACGTTCGGGAACAATCCGTTGTCCTCTACCTTTTCGGCACTCAAACCCGGTGCGGGTTCGCCATCAGCCCCGAACAACTCCAATTGCGCCTTTTTACCCTTGAAAAGAAAGGCGTAAACCTCGGTTTCAATGTCGGCGGCAATTTCTTCTAATTCTTCCTCAAACCCGAACGTTTCCGTATTAAATTTAAGTCGGGGGGAATTGATAGCGGTTTTTTGATTGTTTGACACGGTAAACAACCCGGTTAAAACAACCCCTACGTTATCGTCTTGACCGGAAAAGGACACGCCCCGAACCTCTATGTTTTTCAACATTTCGTCGGCAAAATCCCGTGATAACTCGCTTTGCTTTTTGGTTGCTTTGAAATCGGACGTTTCAACCATTGAAAGAAAGGACGTAATATTAAAAATCCGTCCCATGATTGGGCGCAAACGGTCGAAACAATCCCGCAAATCCGGGTGTATGTCCTTTGCACTTTCGACGTGGTATTTGTTCGTATAACTTTCGTTGCCGATTGTTTCGGTAACTTCATAATGAACATCCAACCCGCCGTCTTTTAACGTCTTGACTTTCGATAATGCAAACGACTTTTCCGACGGTATCGGCATTACGTTTGCGGTTTCTTTTTTCTCGCTCATTTTTTGATAATTTATTTGTTGCCGGGAACCCGCCCGGCACGGTTTTAATCAAAATTCGTTTTCGTCCAACAATTCCCGTGTCTTACTATTCGACGGAACCGCCGGGCATTCCGGTTCCGGGATTGGTTCCGGGGCGGGTTCCCCGGTTCCGATTGGTTCCGTTACCGGGTTGGGGTCGTGGAACTCAATATTGCGCCCGCCTTTGGGCTTTTCCGGCTCAAATTGGGCTTTGAGTTGTTCCGCCGGGTATTCCTTTTGCGCTAACTCAATAATCCCCAAATTAACCAATTCCGGGACGCAACGGCGCAACGCCCTTATGTCCTCTAATGCGTCATGCGCCGGGAATGTTTCGCCGGGGAATAACTTACTATATAATTCCTCTAATTTGGGATATTTTCCCGGTCGCCCGTTTGAATACAATGCGCCGACAAACTTAATTGTTTTCATCATTGTATCAATGCGTTTACCCTTATGTAATGCGTCCTCAACATGTGCGTCGTAATATTCCCGTCCACAATAGCGCAAAACGTTTGCTTTTAACATTGAACTATCAAAGTAAATGTTGTGCGCACATACAAGCGGGGCGGCGTTGGCATCCGCTAAAAATTCGTCCACAACCTCGGCAAACGGCACGCCATCGGCAATTGCCCGTTCGGTTGTTATACCATGAATTGCGGTTGTTTCCGGGGGTATCTCGTAATTATCGGGTTTGATAATATAACTTTTTTCCTTATCGCCCAACGACCACGCCAATTGGACGACGTGCGGGAATTGCTCAAAATCCGCATCCCATTTCAAACCCTTTGCCGGAACCCCGGTTGTTTCACAATCAAAGAAACAAACATCTTTCAAATCAAATTTTTGCATAACCTTAAATATTAAATCGTTAATTACTGTTTTCGCTCTCATTGCGGTATTTATCCCGCTTTTTTTTCCAATTCCAAAACGTCCCGGTTTTCGTCTATATACTTTTGGACGTCCCGGTTACAAAACGGTTTTCCATCCAACCAAAGCAAATGCCAATACGGTACATTTTCCATCGGTTGCCCCTTAAATTTACCTTGCGGCATCGGGGTTTTATCTGTTAATTCCATTATCAAAATTTAATTGTTCCCCCTCTGAATATCGGGGCAATTGTTCAACATAATTTGCTTTTGTTCTCCAAACCATCCGGCAACGCAAACAAGTTATTGCGCTGTAATCGCTTCGTTGATACCGCCAACCATTAAACGCCGAATGATTGCATTTGTATTGCAATATGCGCCATTTACGTTGGTTGGCGGGTTTCTTTCTTTCGATACATTTGCAAACGGGCATATTATAGGGTTTTAGGGTCGTCAATAAATGTATTGTATTCCTCGGCGGCTATCTGTTTGAGCGTTTCGATATGTTCGATTAACTCGGCGTTCGACAAATCCGCCACGGTGCGCAAATCGTGGGAATATACCCCCGTTTCCTCGTTGACCCGTTCAACGTACATAATAGGGGAAAATTCCCTCAAACGTCGTTCGGTTTGTTCCTCTGTAAGACGTTCGCCCGCCTCCCAAATTGCGTGCTTAAACGTCGGTACAACATAGTTGAAATAATACCCTTTCAAAGCCTCGGACGAACCGGGGGACGCTACAATAAACCGGGCAATAATGCGGGAACCTTTCCAACCCTTGAAAAACTCGTTTAATTCCCCCATGTACATTGCCAACCCGCCGTTATTGTTTATTGTCCCCGTTGCTGTTATTTCTCGCTTTTTCATCGGCTATTAATTTTTTCATTGTCTTATTAAACGCTGTCATTCCGATTGTATGGATAATGTCCCGTTCCGCCCGTGATAACTTCGTTTCCCGCTTATCCAATACTTTTGCAAATACAACAACAAATTCGCCCGGCTCCAACAATCCGGCATTGTGCAACCCGTCGATTGGGTGCGCTTTCAAACGCTCGGTTGCTTTCAATGCTTTGCGGGCTTTTTCCCGACTTTCCCATATTTCCCGAACCTCGGCGGCGTTGTCATAAAACAACCGCATTTTCAGAACGTCGGCAATTGACAAATCAGCCACGGCGGTTGGTTGCTCTTTTTCCGGCTCCGGTTCCGTCGTAACGGGTGCAACCTTACCGTTATTCACTCCATAACCGAACAACGCAAAATCCCCCTTTGTTGGGTCGTCCGGGAATATCTCGGCGAAACGGTCGGTTATCTCAATGGCTGTTTGCAAATCCGGCGTCCGACGTTTTACAAGCCCCAACCGCAATGCCTTTTTATGTACGTGGGTATCTAATGGAATGATTAAATTACGGGGGTCGCAAATCGTCCACAATCCAAAGTCAACCGGGGAACCGTGGCGGCACATCCAACGCAAAAACATACATAAGCGTTTGCAACCGCTTTTCGTTTCCATATCCGGCACGCCCTTAACATCGCCGAAAAGACGTTGCAATTGTTCCAACGGACGCCCGCCCGGTTGCGCTTGCAATGCCTTTTCCATGTTCTCAAACTTACTATATACGTCAAACAAGCGGGCGCAAAGGTCGTGGAAATCGGCGTATGTAAACGTTCTATAAAAATTCTCTTTACTGCCTTTGTATTGCTTCCATTCCGGGGCGGCTCCCTGCGTATCGGTTCCAACAATGTAATGATACGGCGCACCCTTGAAAATTTCCCGGTCGATAAAATCCGCCTTTTGGATTATCTGTTTGCGGGAACCCCACGCAATCCACGCCGTAACAAATGCGCTAATCTCAATATTTACCCGACTATCGTAACGGTGCGGGATTTGCACCGGGTCGGATTGGATAAACTCGGCGGTTTCGTATTGTTCCGCCCAACGTTTCAAATTATCGTTCAATGTATATGCCATTGTTTTAGATTTTAAGGGGACGGAAAGCCCGCCCCCGGTTATTATTCGTTTTCCGTGTATTCCTCAACAACTAAATCAGTTTGTCCCCGCTTTACTTCCTCTATAAAGCCCTGAAAACCGTTTGCCCTTGCAATGTCTATAATCGCCTGTAAACGCTTTTCGCCCAAACTTTCGCCCCTTGCAATGCGGAACACCTTAACCGTCGGATTGCTTGCAATAATCAATTTGGCGGCAACCTCCATAATTTGACTATCTGAAACTTTCCCGGCGACGAACGGCACGCCGTTTAATTCTAATCCGTCGTCCGTGAACGAAAGCCCGGCAATAGGTAATTCGGACGTTGCAATAAGGGTTTCCCGTTCCTTTGCCAATGCGCCTAATTTTTCCTCAAACGTGCGGGCGATTTTCTCGGCGGTTTCCTTTTGTTTTTTCTTTGCCATGTAATCTACAACCAACGCATTGATACGGTTGTGTTCCTCGGCTTTTTTCAGTTGTTCCGCCGTATCTAAATTTTCCGGGTTATTGGCTTCGTATTCCTCTAACCATTTGTCGGCATTCGCTTTGCGCTTTTCAAAATCGGCTTTTTCCGCCTCAATGGTTGCCAATGTTTCCTTTAATTCGGCATCGACGTTTTTACGGGACGTTTTCGCCTCTTTTTTGGCGTCCTCTAACCGTTTTTGCGCCTCGGCGATAATGCGGGCAACCTCTTTTTCTTCATTCGCTAAATTGGTATCAATAACCGCAACGGCTTTATCGTGGTTATCGTTGGCGGTTTTAATTCGTCCGGGGATTGCCGCCAATTGTTCAACCCTTTGTTGCCGGGTTTGGCGAACCGTTTTTGCTTTCTCAATCAACCGGGCATTCTCGTTTTGTTCTTCCATCAACACCGTAATATCCTTTTTCTCGGCATACGTTTTGACGTCGCCGGGCTTCAATTGCTTTTCGGCGTTGGCGCAAATGGTTGTGTACGTCTTAACCTCGGCGTTGGCGTCTTTTCGTTTGTCCTTAACGGTCATAACCTCGGCGTCAATTTCTGCAATCCGGGTGCGCACCTTTTCCGGCAACAAAGCCTTTACAACCTCAATTTGTTTGCGTCGTCCCTCGGCGGTTTCGCTCCAACGGGAAAACTCCACGGCGTCGAAATCTTGATACCCGAAAATCTTTTGCAACATAGAAACATTATCCGAACGCATCCCGGTTGTTTGGGATTTAATGGATAACGTCCCCCGTGGGTTGGCTTTGGTAAACTTCAATTCAACGTCGTAATTTTCGCCGTCGTTACCTACAACCATTTTTGCAAATCCCTTTTCCTCTCCATTTCTCAACACGGCGTCCCGGTTCCCGGTCAACATTGCGCCGATTGCTTTTAAAAGGGTTGATTTGCCTAACTCATTGTCCCCGGTAATGAAATATACATTACCCTCAAAATCTGCGTTGAACTCTTTGATAACTTGAAAATTCAACAATTCCAATTTCTTAATATACATCGCTCTTTAAATTTATTTATTTCCCGGAAATCGCCGGGTCGTTATGTTCCCATTTATAACCGTTGTATGTTTTTCTTTTCCCGTTACATACCTGTAATATTACATACTTTTGCCAAGGAAAAACACACGCATCTAAAATATTATCAAAACATACAATATTACCTAATTTATCAATACGTTTAACGGGATATAATTTTGATACACGTTTAACGTTCTCAAATTTTAGGTTCTCGCCAATAGTACACCAACGTAAATTATTAACATGATTATTTAATTTATTCCCGTCGATATGGTCAACACATGGTTTATTGTCCGGGTTGGGAATGAACGCCAAAGCAACCAATCTATGAACCCGCATAACTTTTAAACCATTGATTTTTAATTTTACAGTCATATAGCCACCGTTCAAATAAGGCTTTATTTCCTTATCATTTTGCGTTATATTGCCATTTTCAGCAACGTAACAATCATATTCTATTAAGTATTTACCTTTTTTCATGCCGCAAATATATGTAAAATAATGGATATACCAAAACTTTTATCTTTTATTTTCGGCTATTTTTTTATTTTCCGCAATAATCGCCCCAAAACAACGCATTTACCCACGCCGCCAAACTCAACTAACATATTACCGTTGCGCCCTCTTATACATTTACCATCAGAACGACGAACCGCCCGGCACGGCATACGTCGCAATTCCGGGCGGGTCAATCGGTCGCCTAAATAGATATAATCCATTTCGTCCATATCAAAACAATTTCATTTGTGTATCGGTCAATACAGCAACGACCGCATCAACTTTGCGTTCCCAACTTTCCAACGTTGCCAATTTTTCCGGGGTTGGGTTCCGTTGGCAACGTCGTTGGTTGTGCCGCATCTGTTTTACCATTTCCGCCAAATCTTTTGCCGTTATTTTTTCGGGATTTTCGATTTGCGGGGCTTTTGTTTCGTCTGCCATATAAGCAACCATTTGAATAATTAAACGTCCCTACGGGCTTAAAATAAACGGTTGTGCATTTGTTGGGGCAAATTTTCCAAAACCCAACGGGGGTTGTTGTGCAAAATGTACCGTCCAAAGTGCATTATCATAAGGGCGTCGGCGTTCCACAACGTCGCCTTAACATCGGGGTAATAATCGGCGGCGGCTCGTTGGTATCGCTTTTTGCGCTCCGGCTTTTCCTCTCCCTTAACCCGCAATTTCAATTCATTTTGCCATTTTTGGGGGTGTACCAAAACAAACGGTACGTCGCGCATGGCAATTATCGTTTTCAGTTTCTCGAACTCGGATAACAGTTTTTGAACCCGGAACGCCTTACCGGGATTGTCGGTTATATCATCCGGGCGCAATTGCACCTTTTCGACGAATACCAACGGGCGGCAAATACTTTTCATGTACTCAAACCATTGTTTCAACTCCATAAGGTCGCCCGGCATTTTAATAACCTCGGTTTTGTGGTTCGGACGCCAAACAGCAATCCCCCCGGTTTTTCCGGGGTCAATTCCCACTACTGCTGATATTCTTATATTTTTTTCCATAAATAACCTCCTGCACTTTTTAATTTATTATTTACGCATCTATTTATATTTGATTGTGGAATGTGTGTTTCCTTTGATGCAATTTGAGCATTTGGATATGATTTAATAAATACATTATCCCTTGAATATTGATAAACCTTTATACTCCTTGGGTGTAATTCTCCATTTCTACCTTTCAGTGTTTTAGATATTTTTTCTTTCCATAAAATATTACGTCCTTTCAGACTTTTTGAAATTCTACTTCTTGTTATTGGATTTAATTCATTTTGCTGTCTTGTAGCCCATTTCAGATTATTAGCATTGTTGTTTAATGGGTTTCCGTCTATATGGTCAATCTCCGGTAAATTTCCCGGATTTGGTATAAATGCTATCGCTACAAGTCTATGAATATTAAATTTCTTGTTTCTCAAAGAAATATATAAATATCCTTTCCTTAAACCCGCTTTTAATACTTTACGCAAAGACTTTACACGCCCAAAATTACTAACTTGATATGTCCCTGCATATCCGGGAACATCTTTCCAAATCTCATTTTCCATAATTGCCAACTTTTAAGAACTGCCAACAAATTAGAAACGGGGACGGGCTGTTGGCTTGCCCTTTCGGTCGGTTAATTACTCCGCCTATCCCCGTTGCAAATATAATTATTTTTGTTTCAATTCATACTATACAATCAATTTTCATTTTCTGCCTCCAATTCCACTATTAGCGTATTCATTCTCAAAACCTCTCTTATTCCCAAATTTTGAGTTATATCTTTTTCGTTTTCTCTTATTTTAGGCAATAAGGGTCTATAATCTTCATATTGTCTTAAATCCATGCCCGTAAAAAACATATCCCACGCCTGCATATCCATTTCATTGTTCAGTATAATTTGGCACGCTTCTTTGTTATTTCCGGTGTTTAAGGCTTCCGCCAATTTTACTTTTTGTTCCCATTCCATAATTCAAATAAAAAATAAATAGTTATCAATCTGTATTTCCTCCGCAATCATACGGTCGAACGTGCGTTTTATCTCTTTGTCCCTCGCAATCTCATACGCCGTAAAATCCAATTCCGGGGCGTCGGTTCCCTTTCGTTGGACGTGGAACGCTTCGTATTTGTTGACGAACCCACGGGCGACACGTTGCATATATCGGGCAAGTGCTTGTTTGCGGTCGTCCTCGGTTCCGGCAACCTCATTGGCAAAACCCAACTTTCGCAACCAATCATAAATCAACATTCCGTCAGTAACCCCCAACACAAACCGCCCGGTATATTTGTATTGCAAAAATACCTCCCTACATCGGGCGACGCTTTGGTTGTGATAATACCGTTTTTCCTCCGGCGTCAATTCCTTTTTCGGCTCCGGCACAGCCTTATACGCTTTATGTATAACCCCGTTTTGTTTCCGGCGGTATGCGTTCAATATCTTTGCGAAATAATCGGCGTTGAATTGTTGATAATGCTTTTTGTCCGGGTTGCCTTGATTGTCTTTCGGCAAATAGTCGTCCAATTCCCCGGTCGTCGCCAACTCAAATGCCAACTTAATATCCGCCAATGTCATTTGCGAATAGTATTTTTTGAGTATATCCAACAACCGGGTACAAATGTACGCCCAATCTTCCGAATTGGTCGGGATTATATACCCGACGTCCATTGCAATGAACCGGAACATTTGCCCGGTTTTCGCAACCAACGTGCCGTCGTCAATCTCGGCAATTTGCGTTTTCGTTGAGGCGGCAAAAATGTACTTTTCGACCCCGGATAACGATTTGGCAACCTCCGGTAATTCAACCATCGCCCGGCGCACCTCAATTGCTTTTGCCGTTCCACTATAAAGCAAAACGGCGGCGGATTGTCTTTTTTCGGGCAACGTTTGTGGCAATCTGTTTGTCTTTTCGGGTAATGTTTCCATCTTAATAATCGTCTTTCAAATACTCAATAGCCCCGGCAACGTTCAATCTTTGCGTTGGGGCTTTGTATTCGGGTTTCAAATGCAACTTTTTCTTTTCGACGTCCCCCCGTATGAAATTGCGGACGGTCGCCAACCAACCGTTTTTAGTGCGCTTCATATTCTTTTGGTCGCTCCAATCGCTAACCGTGTGAAAGTAATAAACCAAATCGACCTTTTCAAATTCCGGGGTCGCAAACTTACTTTCAAACTCTGAATAATCCACGCCAACGCCGTTTTCAAATTTAACCATTTTGTAAACGTCGGAATTACGGAATAACGTTCTTTTCTCCTTTGGTTCCTCAACCTTTTGTTCTTCCGGGAATAATTCCCCGACAACATTGTTGTTGGGGGTATTCTCATTATCATTTATTGTATTATCTATATTATTACTATTATACCCTAAACTTTCGTTTATGGGGGGCATCAACTTTTGTTTAGGGGTATCAACTCCGGTTAATATCCTTGCTGCCTTTTCGGTAAATGTTAGTAACTCGTAATTTTCACCAAAACAATACAGAGTTTTGTTATACAATTCGCAATTAGGATGTTTTTGTAAAATTCCGGCTTTAATCAAATTATCAATACGCTTTATCATGCCTTGACTTGTCTTTATATTCAATAACGGCATTGCTTCCAATATTAACTTGTGGGAAATCCAAAAATATATTCCCTCCGGGGTGTGCATCTTAACGCAACTTGCACAATTGGCGAAATCTTTTATAAAATCAAAAATCGCCAAATCTATTAAATCTAAATCTAAACCGCTATTAACGGCGGCATATTGGTTTATTAATATCGTGTATTTCATGATATTGATATTTTATAAACATCCGGTTCCGCTACGGGCTGAACTGATTTTATTAACAATCCTTTTTCGCATAACCATTTAAGGCAATCAATTACAGTGCTTTTATTTATCCCTAAACATTTGGATAAATATAAAATACCCTTTGAATACTCGCCATATCTAATACAATAGGCGTGTATCATTGCATACAACATTAACTTATTACCTTTCAAATGTAATTCGTTAATCCATTTGTTCTTTACAATAAAATCCATGATAAAATATAAAAGCCCGCAATCCGGGCTACCACACACCGGAAAACGGGCTTTACGCTAAATAAATTAGCAATACTTTGCAAACGGTGGTAGTCGTTTGTTTTATCGACGCAAATATAGCATTTTTTATTCATTATCCAATTGCTTTACAGGTTCCCACGCCTTACATACTTTCAAAACATTGTCGGCACTCTCATTGGGAACCAACGACACAACGGGGAAACGGGAACGGTCGCCCGGTTTTTGGGTCGTGGCAAATTGTACATTCAAATCAAATATAATGCCTTTGCAAAATCCCCGTTCCGCTAACATACCGTCGAACGTTTCCCGAATTTGCGGAATCGTGGACGCCGTGCCTTTTGTGGCGAATTGCCAAACCCCGGCAACCCCACGAACCAACGGAACAATAAAGTTTAGCGTTAATGTAACCTCCCAACCGTCGCAATCCGGTTGGCGGCTCTTTTTATTCGGGTAACGCTTCGTTATTGACTGCATTAAGTTTGGGTATTTCTCGGTTGTCAACGTTTCGTATTTCTTTCCATCCCATACTTGGAAAGTGTCGCCATCGCCCGCCGCAATCAATCGCCCGTCGTCGTCCCGGTATTCGTAACGCTCGTTACATACTTTTGCCGGGTCGTCGTCCGGGAAAACAATTTGTATTGTTTGCGGCTTTTCGCCGTATGCTTGCGTAAATAATCCGGCATACTTTCCCGTTGGGATGAAGTAATCAACGCTTTGCGGATAACCGTTTGCGTTTTTCATACCGATTTTTATTTGACCAACACGGGGCAATATCAAACGGGATTGTTGCGCCTCTGGTCGTTTTATTCTTCCTTTCATATCTCAATCAAATTTCGGGGTCGTCGTTCAACATCTTTTTCCTACTCTCATTTTTGGGCTTTTTAGGCTCGTTTGCGGGCTTTACTTTCTTTTCCGTGGTATTACCCCGCTTTGCGGTCGTTTTGCCCGTGGTGGCTTTCTTTTCCGCCTCCTTTGCCTTTTTGGGCGCACGTTTAACAATGGTTGTTTTCTTTGGCTCCTTTTCCGGTTCCGGTGCATCCGCCTTGACTTTCTCGGCGGCGTCCGTGTTTTCGTCCGGGGTCGCCTCCTTTGGGGCTTTCGTTTTAATCAATTCCGCCAACGATAAGGATATTACGTTTTGCGTTAAATCCGGGGCATTGTCTAACAATACCATACCATTAACCGACGTAAACGTATTATCTTTCTTTTCGTCCTCAATAGCCGCAATTTCCAATAGATACGGGATTTTCCGAATATTGGGGCTATCTGTTTGTTCTTTCAGATTGTACGACGGACGTTTGCGCCAATCTTTCGGGCTGAAATTGAAAATACGGGTAACGGGGAATTGCTCAAAATTGACGTTCCACATATCCCGGTACATCCCTAATTGTATTTCGCTTTCCTCGTAAAATCCTTTGCGTCCGCTCTTAAAATCGACGATTGCGTTAATACGTTCGTCGCCGCCTATCTTTGCCAACATGGTACACGGGCAATCAATCATTCCGGCATACTTATAATATGGATGCACTAACGCAATTTCAACCGCCAACGGGCGAACGTCGTAATCTAATACGAATTGAGCAAACGCCAATACGTCCTTTTTCAAATCGTCGGCGTAATAAATAAAGTCGTCTGGCAATCGGTAAACCTCTATATATTCCTTTAGTTTGCCTTTTAACCCGTCCAAATCATAAGCCCGGTTAATTAATAATTCCTCAAATGCGGCGTGCATAAACGTACCATACGCCGCCCGTTCGCCTTTGTATCGTTCCGCTTCCTCAATGCCTTTGTTGGCAATCCATTGTATCAAGTGCGGGGCTTTGGGTAACGTTTGGGACAATATCGTTGTAACCGACGGGAAAAACTCCGGGTTCCCGTTGTCGTCATATCGGTAATAATAGCGGTGTCCCTTACTATTCAATTGCCAAACCTTATACGGGGGTTCAATCAACGTTTTTTCATCAAAAAACATTGCCGTCATTTCCTCAACCGTCATGCCCGGCAATATCTCAAATATTCCGGTTGGTTGTTCAACCTCGACCGCTTCAAACGGTGGGATTATTTTTTGTTGTTCCTCGGTAATTTCCGGGAATTGGTCGGCGGGAACGGCTCCCAAACTTTCAACCGTCTTTTGTACCGGGTTTTCCGGTTTCTTTTTGTTCGCTCTCATTTTCTACTCTTTTTTAATTCTGAAAATCCACATAATACCATTGCGGCACACAGACCCGCAAACATCAATTGCCACGGGTTCCAAAATGCGCCAATCAGACAAACAACGCCCAACGTTCCAAATGTCGCAATAATCGCTTTCGCTTGGAACCTATCGGAAAAAATAACGTCCGCCATCCGTTCAAACCATTGTAACCCGTTATTATTCATAGCCAAACAAATAATTAGGGGTACAATTACACATTTCGCAAATGATAACAACCCATTCCGGGCGTATCTGTTTGGTCGTACCGTTACATAAGTTAGTCATATTAACTTGTTGTGCGCTTTCGGTGCGTCCCTCCCATAAACGGGCGGCAACCTCTTTTTTATAAACCTTAATCCCGGCGGTTTGCGCCCGTGCGATTGCCTCGTTTACTCTTAATTTCGTCATTTCTGCCATTTCTTTAGTCTTTTATTGTTAATAACTCGGTTCGTTACTCTCTTTGTGTCCGCAATGCGTACACGTTTTTTCCTCCCAAATTGCGGTATATTCCGGCGGGGTCAAATATCCGTCGCCTCCGGTCTGTTTATATTCCCCGTCGGTAACTTCCATTTCGCCGCCGCACTCCGGGCAATCTTCATTACCCATTAAATCCAAATCCGGGACAATGAAATATACCCGTTTCAGATACACGCCCAACGCCTCGGAAATCGCCGCATAACAATTGGCGGTTTGTTCCTCGGTTACGTCCTCGTTTATTGCATCGAAAACGGAAACGCCCCAATTGTCCGGGTCGTCCTCAATAACTTTGTTTTTGAGTAATTCCGAAATGATAATTTCGGCAACTTGGTTGGCTGTTTTCCCGCTATCGGTCGCCAATCTCTTTAATAAATCGCTCTCTTTTATTCTCATATCTTTGCCGGGTACTCCCCCGGTGGGTTTTTGTTTCTGCAAAAGTACAAATAAAATCCATATTACCAAAAACAAAACCTTTGAAAGTTTTATTTGTTCACGTTGGACGCTTGTAATACAGATAAAAAGCACTAATTTTGTTGCACCGCATAACCTTACAACATCGCTCTCGGTTACTGCGTACCAACCCCCGGCGTTACTTCATTGCGTCGGGGGTTATCTTTTTAATCATGTATTCCAAATTCACAATCGCCCCATTGGTCGAAATCCGCCCCGTCATAACTTAACGGGTAACGTTCCGGTTCCGGGCAATCCGTCCAACATTCCCGACGTACATTATTTACGGCGACCCGTTCCGGGTTATATCCGGGTTTATTCTTTTCCCTCAATTGGGCGGCGCAACTCTTACAACAACAACGTCCCCAACCTCGGCGTAAATTCCGGGTATCGGCGTTGTATTCTTTGCCGCAATTGTCGCAATTCCTTTTTATCATTCCCATATATTAACCCTTTGTAAATCCCTTAAATGCTACATGGTAAACGTCGTATTGTTTCCCGGTAACATAGAACTCAATCATACGGTTGGCGTTTCCGACGTCGTTTATTGCAATAGTTGGGTACGGTTCCCCCGGCAATTGGTTATAATCGCTTTCAATATCCCGGAACCCCTCCGGGAACTCCGAACGGTCGGCGGAAAAATACCGGGTTAAACTCTCTTTTATCCGGGCTAATATTTCGTCCCCGTTCGGCTCAAAAGCCGCTTTTATTTTTTCTTGACGTCTTAACGCAAATCGCATAGGTATTTGTTTTAATAGGTTCTTAATTCCCCGTCCATCGGTAACGGTGCGCCCGGTAAACCAACCGGAATACGGGTATAATGTAACCGGGGAACCCCGGAAAGTAAATTGTAAGGTCGTGGCGTTTACCTCCGTAACCGGATAACCCAACGCCTCCAACCGGGTACGGGCGTAATCGACCCGCCCCGGCTGCAATTCTTGTTGTCGCTCTCTGTTACGGCTCATTGTACGCCCTCCGTAATTACTTTGCAATACTTATAATATTGGTCGTGTCGGCTCTCAACTCGGCACGTCAACCCAATATCGTTGCCGTCTAACAATAGGTTCAACAAATCGCCGGGATTGTGCCGGGTATAAAGCAAAAATAACCCGCCGTTTGCATTTTGGATTATCTTATACATATCTTGACTTAATCGGTAACGTTTCGTTTTGTTCATCGCTCTAAATGGTTATGCCGGGGGATTGCGCCCCCGGCTTGTTATTACTGTAAATATGCGATTGCGTCCAACCTTTCCTTTTCCTTTTTTGCATACTCAACGTTGCGGGCAATCCATTGTTCGGCGGGGTTCTCGGCTATCCATTTACTCCGATAATCCGGCGTAAAGTATGCAACTTGTTTTTTATATGCCGCCTCCGGGTTTGCCAATATTGCCGCCATATGGCTCAATCTTTTGCCGTGGTCGCCTTTCCCGATTAAATCCAAACGCCCGAAATAAAACGAACCGTCGGCGGTACACGCCACATATTCACGGGCGGACGTTCTTTTTGATACAATCGCCTTACTATCGGCGTCAATAACTTGGTACTCGTATTTCTTTCCCTTTACTTTCTTAACTAAAATGTACTTTGCCATGATTGAAAATTTATATTGTTCCGGGGAAAACGCCCCGTCGTTGTTTACTGATAATAGAAGGTGATTTTAACGCCTCGGCGCAATTTGCAAACCTCTTTGTCGCCGTAACAATTGAAAGCACGTTTTAACAAGCGATTGACTAACTTAATGTCGCCGACAATCTTTATTAAACCGGACACGCCAACCAATACATTAACCTTTTTGCCGTTTACAATTCCGTTTACCTTGATTTTGAAATTGCGGTTAATCTCTTTTGTTGTGTAATCTAATCCGTTATAAATGCTTTGAGTATTCATTGTTTCGCTCTCTATTTTCCAGGAAAACGCCCGGTCGTTCTTGTCTGATGATGCAAATATACAACCTTTATTTTAATTACCAAAAGTTTTATCTTTTATTTTTGGCTTAAACTTCAAAAAGTTTTGTTTTTGGTTCCAAAAGAGTTATTTTATTGGAATTTTCGATTTAAGCTACTTTTGCAAGCTGGACGGGTAAATTATCCACTTTGAAATAAAATGCCCGGAAACGGTCTAAAAATGGCTCAATAGAAAAAGGGGTTGCAACGCCTTGTTACAACCCCCGGTTTATTACTTTTCTATGGTTACGAACTCAACCCCCAATATTCGGGTAGATGGGTTCTTGCTTACAACGTCAATTTCCCGGTTCTTTATCTTCTTTGTTTTCCAAAGGAACCCCCAAAAGCGTTTATATTGCACCGTTTCCGCTATTAACAGACTATCCCGGTTTATATGCGTCCCGGTAAATACCCCGGCGGGCGTTGTGCATCCGTGCAACTCAAAATACGGTTCCACAATATCAATACAACGTAATACGGTCGTAACCGTGTCGCCGGGCAAATATACAATACTATCCCGGACGTTCGCCCTTAATTCGTTTATCGTTTCCATTTGCGCCGTCGTAACCCTTTGCAAATCCCGGTTCTTTGTCTGCAACGATTTGATTAACGCTGCATCATCCGCCCGGTACTTTTTATATTCGGATAATTTTAACTCCAAATTCCCAACCTTTGCGGCGTTCAAACTATCCTTTGTTTGATAGGTTCGGACGTCCTGCAACAACGTTTCGGTATTGCTCCGGTATTTGTCCCGTTCGACGGTCAAATTATTAATGCGCTTTTGTTGGAACCAAAAGGCGGCGGCAACCGCCATAATGATTGCCGCCAATATTATATACTTTTTCATACTCAAACATTGTTATATTCAATTGCCGCATTAAAACACGGGCATTCTTTGATATACTCCCACGGCTCAATAATGCCGTCGCCGTTCAAATCCGGGGAATAATCCCGGTGTCCCTTAATCGTTGCGTCCGGGAACATAACGACTAAACGCATAAGCAACCACAATAACGCCTCCTTTTGTTCCGGCGTCCGTGTGTCGGCGGCTTTGCCGTTGGCATCCAATCCCCCAACGTAACAAATGCCAATAGACCGGGAATTTTGCCCGGAAACGTGCGCCCCAATCTCGGAAAGATAACGCCCCGTTTCAATTGTCCCGTCCGGCAATACAACAAAATGATAACCGCAAATTCGCCCGCTTTGGGGTTGCTTCTTAAATCCCCGTTCTTTGTGCCAACCGTCAATAACATCAACGTTGACTTTTGCGCCCGGCTTGGTTGCGGTGCAATGTACAATCAAATCCGTAATTGTCCGGGTCGTTTTTTGCCCCTCCAAATACTTTAAAATCTCTGTTTGGTTCATTGTTCGCCCTCCTTTTCTTTATCGTTAATAATATCGCTATCGTGTTCCCGTTGGTATCTCTCAATTATCGGTTGCCAATATCCCGGCAATACCCGTGTAAATTCCAACCGGATAACGTGGTAAATAATACGCAACGCAACCTTTGTGGGATATGCTTTAATAAGGTTGCGGAATGCGTTTTGCAAATACACATACATAAAAACATAAGTAAGCGATTTAATTACTACTTTGGCGGCTTCATTATCGCCACATTGCAGCATTACCGAATAAATAACGTATATAATGGTAACGTACAAAAGCAATTCCGCCAATGCGTTTTTAAACTTACTGAAACGAAAGTTTTTGCAATGCCTTACGCTTACCCCATCCGCCCGCATACCCGACCAAATATTGAAAGCAAACATTATAATCAATGCGTACATAAATCCAGCCGTTGGGGTTAAATAGGCTAAAACCGGGCTTAACGACGTGGCGAATATCATACGCCATTGTTCCCAATTAAAAATTCTTTCCATAATTTAAATTGGCATTAAAATTGCATTTTTTAAAGTTTTAATTAAAATCGCTGCACGCCTTTTTTGTATATATGGCAAATATTCCAATAACATTTTTTTTGTACTATTGTAAGTGCTTTGATTTTCTACACTAATTGTGTCGGGATGAAAACCATATATTACGCCATCAATAGTTTCTAATTTCTGATACTTTGATGAATTTGTATATAATATTGAATATTGTTGTTTAGTTACGGGATGAACTCTATCTTTTGAAAATCCAATATTTTCATCATCTTTTATAAGAAGCAAATTCCATTTTTTAGCTAATTTTCTTATAGCTTCGTTATAAATAGTTCTTGCATCATGCCAATATGTGTACAAACATATTTGCGCCGCTTTACCAAAAAATGAATCATATCCAATTTCAGATTTTAGATTGTAATTCAAACTTATCCATTTTTTTATTGAATAGTCGTAACCTATTGCATACAATTGGTCAGTAGTATATGACAATGTAGCGGGTGGAGCTCCGTTTACGTAATCTTCTGTCGTAATATACGTACCAAATTCATCATTATTTTCTAATTCTTCAACCGTCATATCTTTTATATTATCCGGCAAATTAAACACATCAAAGTTATGTACATGGCTAATAATTAGTAAATCATAGCCTTTTGCATAATTTAAACCATTTGAATATAAATCATTACAAAGTTTAAATATATTAGTTCCGGCTACTGATAGATTTTTATATTCTGTTATTCCTAAATCTAACATAGCATGTTCAAAATATCCGTTTATACTTTCTGAAATTGAAGCCCCACTTAATAAAATAGATTTATTGGGCAAAAAGAATCCTGCTGTATTTGTTGATTTTTTATCTATGTTGGATATTTCATTTACTATATTGTTTATTTTCTTTTCTGTTTCAGATAATGATTTTACCCCAATATAATCTTTGTTAGCCGTAAACAAAGTTAGTGTATAATCTCCTTCTGATATTATTGTTATAATTCTATTTTTGCCCTCATCTTTTCCAATATCTCCTAATTTTATAATATCTCCTTCTCCATTCACTATTGAATATGAAACAGTATTTTTATTACCTTCGGTGTAATTTAATTTATACTCAATTCCTCTTTTTATATCATATTTGTTTATACGTCTATTTGAAGCGGATGTATTTGTAATAATTCCACTTGTATTTAGATATTTATTATCTAATGTTTCTTTTGGGGTTAAAACAACATCAACATTACTAATAATTTTTTCTTCTAATTTATCTATCTTTTTTGTAAGATTTTCATTTATGGTGTTTACTTTATTAGACAAACCATATCTTATTACTTTAGGGTTTAATAAAGAATATTGTCCTGTAAAACTATTATTTAATATTAGCCAATACGTTTCTTTAGGTGCAACAAATTCCCCGTCAATTTTTTCATAAGAATTAGAACACTCTAATACTTTATAATTTTCATCAGTAAATCCATAAGCCTTTGCATTATTACCGCCTTGTAATTTTAAATAGAATGTATCATTTTCAGAACATTTTATTTTTAAAGTTCCATAACCTGTAAATGGGGAAGCTTCACTATTTGCGGTATCTCCTACATTGTAAATTAGTTGATATTTTCCCGTATTTAAAAGTTCTATATCATAATCCACCAGCCCTCCACTTAAATAATCATTTATTTTCTGTATTTCTAATTTGTTATCATTATAAAAATATGGAGTAAATGTATTATCAAAGTTTAATTTTAATTTTTTATAATTATCTGATATTGTAAATGTTTCTTCCTTAATATCGCTATTGCCTGCTTTTCCTTGATATATTTTCTCACCCGCTTCATTATAAACAGTAATTCCATAAGCCGACGAACCCAATGATTTATATTTTATTTTAACGATAGTTCCAATTGGTATTCTTGATAAATCTATTTCATATAATTCTCTATTTGCCGCCGTTGTATATACTTCTTCTCCACTCTTATTTACATACACGTTTGTTTTTGTTCCTATAACGTCAATAATATTACTAATATCATTTGCCGCATTTTTTCTAACTTTGTCTTTATTGTATATATTACATAGAACATGTTTCCAACTTTGACTTTCATTTAAAAAAAGTACAATTTCATCTTCTAATTTATAACCATCAAAATTAGAATATACTCCACTTTGCCCGGCGATATAAAAAACGTTTTGGTCGGGCGTTCCGGGGGCGGTTTCCGGGGTTGCAATCCCGGCGAACGTTGCGTTTGCTCCTACTTGACTAATTAAGGTTGTCAACGTGTTTTTCAAAACTCGTCCCGTAATTTCTTGGTTGCCGTTCGTCTTAATAACGGACGCAACGGCGGCTTTCAATTCTTCGTAATTTCCCATTGTTTCAAAAATTAATTAACATCATTGTTATTGAAATCATTATTAAAGTCTTTGTTGTAATCGCCCCCGGTCGTTGGAATAACGCCCCGTCCGATTTTCTTAACCACGGTTGCGCATTCAAATTCACATTCAACGGATGCTAAATTCCCTTGCGTTTGCCATTTGGGGGTAATTAAAAACGTGTCGCAATCGTATTTCCTGCCTTGACTATATACAGTTACAAAATCACTCATACGGATTAACCGCATTACGTCGCAAAGGTATTCGGGGGCTAAAAAGATAAACCGAAACGTTTTTTCCGATATTTGTTTTTCCGGGAAAAAATACCCGTCCCGTTCTTCGCCCTCTTCCTCAAACTTGTATTCCGGCTTTCCCAACTCCGAACATACGTAAACCCGGTTTTTGAATTGCACGCCCTCGAAAACGATTTGCCCGCCGTCAACCTCCATATTGGCGGCGTCGCTCCATTCAATGCACAAATAACCGTCCATTCCGCCGGAAATCCATGTAAATACATCGGAATAATACCGTTGTACGCCGTCGTTAATTACAATCATATAACGCCCCTCCGGGAAATCTAAAGCCATCGGCAATAAACCGGGATAAACAATAACATCATAACCGTAATTTGCAAACCGGACAATCTGCAATCCGGTTTCCAACATCGGCGTTGTTATGTCCGCCAATATCCGGGTAAATTTATAATCATACAACCGAACCGATACAATGTTATTTGAACGGGTCGGGCGTATAATTTGAAAAGGCAATATTTTATTCAACGGCGTAAACAACGGGTAAACGTCGCCATACGCATACGATTTTTTATAATCTTGGTATTGCACGCCCTCGTAAAACGGCAATACAGACAAATTGTTATTCGGTGTCATACTTCAAAGTTGTTTTAATTGAACGACTACACAAATTTACGCTTAATTTATCAATTTGACCGTTACCGATATACGTTTTTATTAGTTGCATCGGGTTTGGGTCGTCATTTGCCGGAAAACTAAACGTTTGTTTCTTCTTTCTCTCAATACCGTATGCGTAAACCTCGGAACCGTTTATTGATACACGACGGGCGGGTAAATCATACATCCAATAGGGCGATTGCAGATTGATAAACGCTAAATATCCGTTTTGCAAATAGTATTCAACTCCGTTGACGGTTTGTTTGGTAAACGGTAATATCCATTGCGACCCGGACATTGGCGGAACGGCGGCAAACAAGGCGAACCCGTCCGAACTCATATTGCCGGGATTTAACAACATCATATCAATATCGGACGTAAAGTTTGATATATTAATTTCCTCAACCTTTCCGGGCGTTACATACTTGCTTATTACTTGTATCGGCAACCCCTCAAATACCGCCGTAACGTCGTCCATCCATTCAAATTGGTAACGTTCCGGCAAATCGACCTTATCAAACGAATATTCCGACGTGTTGAACGCCCACGGTTTCCCGTTGCGCAAATTCAATTCCTTTGTCAAATCGTGGCTTAATATAGCCCCGCCGGAATAGGAACCGCCATTGCGGAAATATTGGATATGTTCGATTTTAAATTTTCCGTCCTCAATGAACCAATAACATTTGAAACAATCCCGTAACATATTGGTAAATTGTTGTAATGTAGTCGGGGCTTTTTGTGCGGGTTGCTGATATTCCCCGTTTATGATATTGGTTTTCTGTGATACAAGCAAACGGAAATTCAACCCGGATATTGGATTGTTTCCACTGTATAAAAATTGGCTATATTCCGCCGTGGCTGCGTGCGTAATGCCCGGCGCAATCTGATTGAGCAAAACAGATATACACGACGCAACCGGGAACGCATCCCGCAAAGTATATGCTTTACGGGCTTTTTCCTCTAATAACCAATCCATCAGATAAAACCCAAACCACAACGACGCATAACGCCACGTTGACCGGGCAATTGGATAAAACGTTTGTCCGTATATGGAATAGGGCGGCGCAAAATACTTTCCGTTGTCCGCTAATCCACACTCGGTCGGGGTATCTGAAAAGTTGTTTGAAATAAACGCCACGTCGATTGCGTAACCAATCGCACGCCTATAATTACGGTTATTATCAACTATATCATCGGCGGGCAATGGATATGTATTAAGGTCGTCGATTTTCTCCACGTCGCACAAATACCGGGCGTATATATTATAACTTTTCATATCGGCGTGCATTGTACCCGTTGCGCCGGAACCCTCAACAGCGGTTAAATCAAACTCCAATGTATCAAAAGGCGACGTTGTAACCTTTGTATAACGAAACATTACCGTATCGTCGGATTGTTTCCGTATTTCAACTACAGCAATACCAAACGGCAACCCCCCGTTTATTCGTTGTTGTGAAATATAGATATAATAATTAACATTCAATTCCGGGTATAATTTCCCCTCGAATACGTCCGCACTTGCACCCGTCGCCATTCGTCCGGTATAAAGCCCGGATATTACCGCCGGGGAACCGTTGGACGTAATTTGTATTTCTTTCAATATATTGCACAAAGCAAAATGATAGGTTTGTACTAATGCGTTTTGGTCGGTCGTGGCGTTTGCGTCTTGTTCCCAATTCGTACCGCCCAAAAAACAAGAACCAACACTAGCCCCCGGAACGTATATTTGAATTAATGGACGCTTGTTTATCGTTATCCGTTGGATTGTCGGGGCTAACGTTATTAAATTGTATTCCTTTTCCAATCCCGCCAACACGTCGTTATAATCGTCGATTGCGTCCGGTTGTACAACAACCTTTTTATCGTAATCCGTAAACGTACAATCGGTTTTCATAAACTTGCCTTGAAAGTATTGGAACCATGTACGCCCGCCGTCGTCGCTCTTTTCAATGCAATACAAAAATTCATTGTCGAACGATTGACGGTTTATATAGTCGTAATCATCCCGGACAAAGGTAATTTTGCCGGATAATTTGGCACGATAAAACCGTTGGTTGGTTTCTAATTCGTACTCCTTTGCCAAATCGTCCTTATAAATCGGATGCACGGTTTGACCTTGTAAGACGTTCGGGGCGTCCAACGTTCCCAATCTCAACCATGCCGTCCCGTTGGCGTATTGCGTTTTGCTTACATTAAACCGGATATATGCGGCATTGCTTGGTATGTCAAATTCCGTATTTGTGGCGACTGGGTCGCTTCCCCAACCGCCGATAATCTTTTTATTGCTATCGTAAAATGCGCCCCCGGCTTGCGGGGTGTAATTCTGAAACAATTTGCGGGGGTACACATTCCCAACCGGGACAAAAGTACGGGTATAATAGAAATATGTACTATTCCCGTTTATGTTCCCGGTTGTTTTACTTATCGCCCCGTTCGCTAAAAACGCATTTACAAATAAATGTCTATAAATCGGGTTCATATCAATTTTTAATTTTACGTGTCAAATTCTTGTAAACCTCAATAACATTGCCGTTGCCATCGACGTAACGACGGCGGCGGTTTTGTTCCTTAATCTCCCTTACATCGTCTTTTAAATCCCGCAAATCCGGTGCGTTATTTTGTTGAACCGTTACATTAATGCCGTCGGTATTGTAGGCATTAAGGTACTTTTGGGGGAATGTTCCCCGGTTCAAACTATTTATTACGTCCGGGATTAAACGACGGAAACGGCGGGAATTACGTTTATTGATAACGGCGAAAAATTCCCCGCCCTCGGCACGCCTCCGGGTTCCATCCGGTTTGGTTCCTAAATCCACGTCGTCCCCGGATTGGTGGGAACCGCCCGCCAACAATTCAACCGTACCATCGCCGTAACTTTCCGAACCCCCGGCGTTGGCTGATTTGGATAATTGGGCGGCTTTGATTTTGGCGGCGGCAAAGGAACCCCACATTATAGCAATTGCCGGGATTGCAAACGGGAACCCCAATTGCGACCAAATCAAAGCGGACGCCGTTACAAGGTTTCCAATTTGTTGTATCGTTTGTATTTCCGCCTGTGCTTTCTGTGCCTTTTGTTGCTCCTTTAGGGCTTTTTCTTGGTTCTTTTTCGCAACGTCCAATTCCTTTTGAGCCATTGCAACGTTATTGGCGTAACCGTTCGCCCGTGCCTCTAATTCCGCATCTAATCGGCGTTGGCTTGCGTCAACCTCTTTGTCGGCGGCGGAAACGGCGGCATCGGCGGCTTGTACCTTTGCATCCAAAAAACCGTTTAATTGCTCAATGGCAAAGGAAACGGACGTACTTATTGCCTCCTTTTGGTCGTCGTCCAAATTCAGCCCGAACAATCCGTATATGTCGTTACCCTGTTCGTCGCCTTTGCTTTTCTCAATTCCTTGGTCGATTTTCGCAATGGTATTTTCG